AACAACCGTCCTATGCGTCCCCTCAAATGGTTTTCGCCTATCGAATTTCTTAATAATAGTGTCCAATATGATTGACAAACCTACATTTTTATATATTTTATTGTACATTTACAACTCATTTGCTTGATCTCATTTTCAAACACTGCCCTTGATTATTATTCCAAAAGATGATATAATAGCATTGGTGATAATAATGAAAAGGAAAATACTTGTAGGCCTGCTTACTGCCGTTATCTTTTTGGCTTGCGCCCTTGTGATAAATATAACCCCGAAGGTGGAGAAAGGTTCAGTTGTGCTGACCTGTGACGGAAGCAAATATGAGCTTCCCGGCACTGAAAAGACACGATACTGCAATGGCAAGAGCGAGAGCCTTTCCGCTGAAAAGAGCTTTGAAGATCTGCTCTCCTCTGTACCGTCATTTAATATAAAGGCAGATGTAGATAAGGACGGCAATGTTACCCTTAAAACCCCTATGTCCGTAGAAGCCACAGGGGACAGGCTCGGTGACGTGCTTTACACTGTCTACAGCTATGACGGAAAGGTGCTTGCCAAGGAGTCCAAAAAGCTGGAGCTTCCAAAAGAGGATATTGACGGCTGTCTTGTGAAAATAAAAATTACATGGGGCAAGAAAAACACAAGCTATCTTGAAGAAGATTACTGGTTTGCCGCAATGTACAATACCGAAAGATAAACATAACATCAAAATGTTGGGGCGACCTCTGGTCGCTCACTTTATTTCTGTAAACTTTCATACAACAAAACGTCGGACGAATTTGAAAACGTCCGACGTTTTGTCTTTTAACATATTTGAAATCCTATTATGCCCACCATACAAATAACACTGCCGATAAATCTCAGCTTTGTGATAGGCTCTTTTCTTATGAGCGCTATAACAAACAGCGAACAAAGTATCATAGGCTGGATAAATGACGCACTCGCAAGGCTCACTGCAATAACAGCGTTCTCCGCAAGCAGACCTGCCACATTCGGAATCTTTGTAAGCACGACTACCCATGCGCCCTTTTGATTTTTTTTGAATATCTCCAAAGGCTTCGCCCTTGGCAGGAGTATGATAGCCATAAGTATAAGCGCAAAGAACAGCGCCATGGTCGAGGATATGTAATTCTCCGACGCTCTTACAACTATGCCGTAGCCGTATCTTGCCAAAAGATAGAACACCAGAGGAACAACTATCCTGCGGTAATTTATATTGCCGCTGTCCGTTCTGCCTGATTTTGCGATAAAAACAAGTCCTGCAACAGTAAGCACGATAAAAAGAAACTTGAAAATGCTCGGCTTTTCACCAAGGAAAATATCCGTTGCATAGGACATGAAAAGGGTGATACCAAGCCAAGCCTTAAGCTCAAAGGCTGATATTTCATCAAGGATAATAGCCGAAAGCTTAAATTCAAGGATCTTCGACAAGCACAGCAGACCTATCGCCGCAAAGGACTGCCAGCTAAGCGTAATAGTCCTGTCGAGGAAAGGCAGACAGCAAGCCATGAAAACAGCCGTTGCCGCCGCCATTAAGAATCCAAGCTCATCGCCGTTGAATTTTGCCGTTGAAACGGCGTACTTGTCACTAAGGGAACATATTGTGTAGCATACAACTACAAGTATAAGCAAAAACATTATTTTTCATTTTCCTTACTATATGATTTTCTAAGACCTGTATGCTGTGAAACATACGAAATAACGGGCGATCCAAGGCCGCCCCTACGCAAAGCCGATTTATCAGTTCTTTTTATTTTTCACAAGCCATACTACCGCCAAAATACCAAGTATCACTGAGAACAGAGTAGCAATGGCTAGACATATCCAGCTTGCATACTGACTTTGTATAAATTCGTTCTGCGATTGGCTTCCTATAAGGGTATCTACCCCCGATTGCGAGCCTAACGCTGAGAACAGTATTATAAATGCCATTCTCACATTCATTATGCAGGCTATAACGCTGTAAATATGCACTATACCCTGAAAAAGACACACTCCGCAGTCGTCCTTTACATAGCTTTTCACTCCAAGCACCGCACATACCACCGACACTGCCATGTAGATAATGAACGCCGCAAAAAGCACTATCGTTGGCACCTTTGCCCCCTCGGTTTTCACTATCATGCTCATAAGCCCAGCCATACACCCCATGAACACAGCCGCTGCCGCAAGCCCTGCAACAGACCATTTTCTGTATAAAAGTTCTGACTTTTTTATCTGCTCTTTCTTTATCTGCTTAGGCATTTTCTTCCTCCGCCTTCTTGCTTTCAAGCTCCTCTTCGGATATCTTGAAGCGTATCCTGTCTATTTTCTGCTCGTCCTCCATTTTCACTGTCATCTCAAAAGGCGGACAGCTTATAACTTCATTCTGCTCAGGAAGTCTGTCAAGCATATCCATTATCCAGCCACCGAGAGATGTTCTTTCGGTTTCGATAGTGTCCTCCGGCAGACCTATCCTCTCAAGAAAATCCGATACCGAAAGCTCCGCCGACGCTTCGTAAACACCGTCGCTTATTTTCACAAGGGAGGTATCCTCCTCGTCGCTTTCATCATAGATCTCGCCCACAAGCTCCTCTATGATATCCTCAAGGGTACAAATGCCCTCCGTACCGCCGTATTGGTCGAGCACCACCGCCATATGCACCTTTTTGCGCTGCATCTGCTTCAGGATCTCAGAGATCTTGCGGTTTTCGGTTATGTAAAGTGGCTTGTTCATTATAAGGCTTATGTCCGTCTTGCCCTTGAGATACATTTCAAAAAAGTCAGACTGGTGGATAAGTCCCACAATGTGGTCTAAGTCCTTGTCATACACGGGGAGCCTTGAAAACTTTGTCTGCACAAAGCGTTTTTTTATGCTCTCCATATCCTCATGAAGCTCAACACCCTCGATATTTACTCTCGGCACAAGTATCTCGCTTATGGTTATCTCGTCAAAATCAAGTGCCGAACGCACAAGCTCCGACTCCTGCTCTTCAAGTACGCCCTCGTCCTGAATCTCGTCTATGATATATTTAAGCTCTTCCTCAGTAACAGACGGCTCGCTGTTCTTTTTGCCCACAAGCTTTGAAACGCCGCTTTTTATGCCCATAAAGATAGCCGTAATAGGTGTGATGATGAACATGAATGCGGAAAGCGGAGCCGCCATAAGAATAGAAAACCGCTCAGAATTTTCCTTTGCAAGGCTCTTAGGCAAGATCTCACCAAAAATAAGCACAAGCACCGTCATGACTATAGTAGCCAGACCCACGCTTCCCTTACCGAACTTCTCCGTAAAAAGCACCGTTGCAATAGAAGATGAAGAAATGTTCACCACGTTGTTTCCAACAAGTATAGCAGTGAGTGCCTTGTCAAAATTATCGCATATGTTCATTGCCTTCTTTGCAGACTTGTTTCCGTCGTCTGCAAGTTTTTTAAGCCTTATCCTGTTGCATGAAGAAAACGCTGTCTCCGTTGCAGAACAAATAGCAGACAGCATAAGAAGCACAGCGATGATAACAACTTTCATAAAATAAAATTATCCTTTCAGGTCAGAATATAAATTTGCTGCCCTAGTTATAAAAATAGCACTAAAGGCAGTCATGAAAACTGACTACATATAGTTATCATAACATATTTTTTAACCAATTGCAACAGTATTGTTGAAAAAACGATGTAAAAGAGTTATAATATTCTTTGTGTTCATAATATTCATATGCACAAAAGGAGATAACAGAAATGGCAAAGAAAGATAAAGACATTTTCGACAAAATAATGGACTGGAAGATATTTGGCTGGTTCAGACCCTTTTACGTCAAAAACAAAGAAATGCTTTTGTATCTGTTTTTCGGCGTACTCACCACCGCAGTCAGCTTTGTGACCGCAGGCATCTCAAAAGTGCTTTTGGAGCAGGCAGGCATAGGCAAGGGCGGTGTTTCCACCACAAGCACCGTAATATCATGGATATGTGCAGTAACATTCGCATACATAACCAACAGGATATGGGTTTTCGAGTCTGAAGCAGAGGGCAAAAAGGCGATAATCTCCGAAGCGGCTTCATTTTACGGCGGAAGGATATTCACTCTTCTCGTAGAAATGTTCATGATGTGGCTCGGCTACTCACTTCTCAGCTTCAACTATTGGATAACAAAGATAGTGGCAAACGTTGTTGTGCTGATACTTAACTATGTCATCAGCAAGCTTGTGGTCTTCAGAAAGAAATAAGCATACATAAAAAGCTGTCGGCAAAAAAATGCTGACAGCTTTTTTTCATCAGTTGCCACGTTGCAACCGACTAATCTCTGTACATAAGCGTAACAGCCATTCCGTTTATCACGCCCACTACAACTCCGCACACAATGAAAAACACCTTGATAGGCAGGTCAAGCAGAAGCGAGATAAGCCCGAACACGATAACGAACGCCATTGCTCCGCCTATCTGCACAAGAAACTTTCTTTTCACAAGCACAGGAAAACGCTCAGCAAGCTTTGCGGTCTTGTTACCCTTGTGGTCAATTATCCTGTAAATAAGCTGAGTCAGTGCCATTGGTATTCCGATAAATAAAATTGCTGTTATAAGTTTGTCCATTTTAAATTCCTCCATTTTTCACTTAAATTATAGCTTTTTGTATCAAAAAAGGCTGCCCAAGACGCAACTCGTCCGTGGGCAGCCTCATTGCTGCATATAAAATTTCTTTTATCAACAATTAAAGAACTCTTACGCCAACAACGCCATCGATAGACTTGAAAGCGTCAGCGTCAACATCGCCTGTAACATCGAGCATTGTGTAAGCCCAGTCTTTCTTAGACTTGTTTACAAGGTTCTCGATATTTGCGCCCTTGTCAGATACAACAGATGTGATCTGTGCGATAAGTGCAGGAACGTTCTTGTGAAGCACGCAAACAAGGTGGTCGCCTGTTTTAGCAAGCTCTGCATTAGGGAAGTTTACAGAATTCTTGATAGTTCCCTTCTCGATATAGTCGATAAGCTCGTGAGCAGCCATTGTTGCGCAGTTGTCCTCAGACTCAGGTGTGGAAGCGCCAAGGTGTGGAAGAACGATAACATTCTCCTCGCCAAGAACAACATCATCTGCAAAGTCTGTTACATACTTTGCAACCTTTCCGTCCTTGATAGCCTTTACAACTGCCGCACTGTTGATAAGCTCGCCTCTTGCAAGGTTGATAAGACGAACGCCGTCCTTCATCATTGCTATCTGAGCTTCGTCGATAGTGTTCTTTGTGTCAGGTGTATAAGGAACGTGGATAGTGATATAATCGCTATTCTTGTAGATATCGTTGATATCAGCAGTTACCTTTACAGCAGGCTCGAGCTGGATAGCTGCGTTTACTGAAAGGAACGGGTCATAGCCGATAACGTCCATGCCAAGTGCAACAGCAGCATTTGCGATCTTTCCGCCGATAGCACCAAGACCGATTACACCAAGTGTCTTGCCCAATATCTCAGGACCTGCAAACTTAGACTTGCCGCCCTCAACCGTCTTTGGAGCGTCAGGAGTGCCCTTAAGTGAAGCAGCCCATGCAGCAGCCTCTGTTATCTTTCTTGAAGCAAGAAGAAGCGCACAAATAGCAAGCTCCTTAACAGCGTTTGAGTTTGCGCCAGGTGTGTTGAATACAACGATACCCTGCTCTGCGCACTTCTCAACCGGGATATTGTTTACGCCAGCACCTGCTCTTGCAATAGCAAGCAGGCTCTCAGGCATTTCCATATCGTGCATCTTTGCTGAACGTACCATTATAGCGGTAGGATTTTCAGCATTGTCGCTTACTGTGTACTTAGCCTTGTCAAAGATATCAGTACCGCAGGTAGCGATCTTATTTAATGTCTTTATCTCATACATTGTAAATTACCCTCTCTTATAATAAGGTTACGCTTATGCGTTCTCAGCCTCAAACTTCTTCATGAACTCAACAAGCTTTTCAACGCCCTCGATAGGCATTGCGTTGTAGATAGAAGCTCTCATACCGCCGACAGTTCTGTGACCCTTGAGGTTTACAAAGCCTGCTGCTGTAGCCTCAGCAACGAACTTCTTGTCAAGCTCAGCGTCGCCTGTTACGAATGGAACGTTCATAAGAGATCTGTCCTCAGGAACAACAGTGCCCTTGAAGAGCTTGCTCTGGTCAAGATAATCATAGAGTATCTTAGCCTTCTTCTCGTTGTGAGCCTTCATAGCCTCAAGACCGCCCATTTTCTTTATCCACTTGAATACCTTGCCGCAGATGTAAATGCCATAGCAAGGAGGTGTATTGTAAAGAGAGTCAGCGTCAGCCTGAGTTTTCCACTTGAGCATTGTAGGTGTTCCCTCGAGAACATCGTCAGTGATAAGATCTTCTCTGATGATAGCGATAACAACGCCGGCAGGACCAACGTTCTTCTGAACGCCTCCGTAAATAACGCCGTACTTTGTTACGTCAACAGGCTCAGACAGGAAGCAGGAAGAAACGTCTGCAACAAGTGTGTGACCCTTTGTGTTAGGCAGAGTCTTGTACTTTGTACCATAGATAGTATTGTTTTCGCAGATATAAACATAGTCAGCGTCCTCAGGAATATCGAGGTCTGAGCAATCAGGGATATAAGAGAAAGTCTTGTCAGCAGAAGAAGCCACAGCAACAGCCTCGCCGTATTTCTGAGCCTCCTGATAAGCTTTCTTAGCCCACTGACCAGTGATTATGTAAGCCGCTTTCTTGTTCTTCATAAGGTTCATAGGAACGGCTGAGAACTGCTGAGAAGCACCGCCCTGAAGGAACAGCACCTTGTAGTTATCAGGGATACCCATAAGATCTCTGATGTCCTTTTCAGCTTCCTTGATGATGTCATCGAACGCCTTGGAACGGTGGCTCATCTCCATTACGCTCATACCTGTGCCCTTATAATCGAGCATTTCATCGGCAGCTTCCTTAAGCACTTCCTCAGGGAGTACAGCAGGACCTGCGCTGAAGTTATATACTCTACCCATTGTTAAACCCTCCATATAAATTAGTTTCTTAGTTTCATTATTTATAAAGACTATAAATATATAAATTAATAATATTATTATATGCCTTTTATAAAAAAAAGTCAAGGGCTGTCATATAAAAATACTCACTCGTCATAAGTTTTTGTACATATCAGCACATAAAACAGCCCTGAAAACGTGCATTTTTACACCTTACCTATGTCGTTATATATAATAAGCACTGAAAAGCATGAAAAATCAGAATAATACTAAAGCGTTAAAAAGAGGTTAAAATTTTTGGTATTCCTTGAAATCTCCATATTTGTGTAGTATAATGTAATCAATAGAATGCGACAGTTGTAAAAAAATCGGGGAACAATTGTCACTCTCAGGGAAAGAGGATATATATGCAAAAGATATTTTATGTTTCAAGAAATGAGGACAAAGCCCATGATGGAAAAGCCCCGGATATGGACAGATTTCAGCGAGTTGAAAAGCTCAACAGTCTGATCGCGGCAGGCTGGGCTATAAAAGAAATGAAAAGCGAAAACAACAGCACATTCTTTGTGCTTGAGAAAGCAGACTAGACTTAAAATGGCGGTATAAAACCGTACCCTGCCAATAACGCAGACACGACGTCCCGCCAACAAGTTCGCCAGGTCTTTCAACAAACTTATAGGACGGTAGCCCCACCGTCCTTTTTTATGTGCAGATAAATTTTGCGAAAACGTTTTATGGGTATTGCAATTCAGAGAGAAATATTGTATAATTAATGTAATCGTTTTAGCAAAAACAAATGATACTATACATAATTATAAAGGAGTAAAAAAATATGGCTTATGTAATCGGCGTAGACTGCGGCACAAGCGGCACTAAGACGGTGCTTTTTGACGAAAAGGGCACTGTTATTTCTTCTGTAACTATTGAATATCCTATGTATCAGCCTAAAAACGGCTATGCAGAACAGGATCCTGCTGACTGGGCAAACGCAATGATAAACACTATCAAGGCTGTTATGACCAAAAGCGGCGTAAATAAAGAGGACGTTGCAGGCGTTGGTATCTCAGGTCAGATGCACGGACTTGTTATGCTCGACAAGGACAACAACGTGCTTAGAAAGTCCATAATATGGTGCGATCAGAGAACTGCCGCAGAAGTTGAAGAAATGAACGAAAAGCTCGGCAGAGAAAAGCTCATCAAGATAACAGCAAACCCTGCCCTCACAGGCTGGACGGCTGCGAAAATTCTTTGGGTAAAGAACAACGAGCCTGATATATATGAAAAGTGCAGACACATCCTTCTGCCAAAGGACTATCTGAGATTTATCCTCACCGGTGAATATGCAACAGAGGTTTCCGACGCAAGCGGTATGCAGCTTCTTGACGTGCCAAACCGCTGCTGGTCAAAGGAAGTCTGCGATACGCTTGGCATTGATATGTCAATGCTGGGCAAGGTGTACGAGTCATGCGAGGTAACAGGCAAGGTCACAAAGAAAATGGCTGAGCTTACAGGACTTAAAGAGGGTACTATAGTAGTAGGCGGAGCAGGCGACAATGCCGCTGCGGCTATCGGAACAGGCGTTGCAGAGGACGGCAAGGCGTTCACAACTATCGGAACATCAGGCGTCGTATTTGCACACACTTCTTCTATCTCTATCGACCCAAAGGGCAGAGTTCACACCTGCTGTGCAGCAGTGCCGAACGCATGGCACGTTATGGGTGTTACACAAGGTGCAGGACTTTCGCTGAAATGGTTTAGGGATAATTTCTGCAATGCAGAGAAAGAAACAGCAAAGTGCATGGGTGTTGACGAATATTATCTCATGGATAAGGAAGCAGAGAAAGTGCCTGTTGGTGCAAACAGACTTCTCTATCTGCCATATCTCATGGGCGAAAGAACACCGCATCTTGACCCTGACGCAAGAGGAGTATTCTTCGGACTTTCCGCAATGCACACAAAGCGTGATATGCTGAGAGCAGTAATGGAGGGCGTATCATACTCACTGAGAGATTGCGTTGAGGTATTCAGAGAAATGGATATCAACGTATCCGACATGATGGCTTGCGGAGGCGGCGGAAGCTCACCGCTGTGGAGATCAATGCTCGCAGATCTTTACAACTGCCCTGTAAAAACAGCTTCATCGAAAGAAGGTCCAGCCCTTGGCGTAGCACTTCTTGCAGCAACAGGTGCAGGCATTTACTCATCAGTACCGGAAGCTTGCTCCGCAGTAGTAAAGACCGACAAGATACAGCAGCCTGAAGCAGAGCGAGTACCTGAGTATGAGAAATACTACAAGCTTTACACAGAGATCTATCCTGCACTGAAAGCAGAATTTGCAAAGCTTGCAAAGATGTAATATAAAACCAAAGGCTCCGATTTGCTGTCGGAGCTTTTTCTTATATTATAATATTTCGACAAAAACGGCTCTCCACAATAATGGAAAGCCGTTTTTACATATTGGTCGGAGTGACCTGATTTGAACAGGCGACCTCTACCACCCCAAACACAAATAGAAAATTTTAGGATAATAACCGCCGTATTTTGTTTAAATATCGGCGGTTTTATTGTGCATAGAAATATTACAAAAAGTTTAGTTTGTTAGTGCGGTATTTTAACAAATTATACATTGACAAGAAATATTACAAGTATTTACGCCATTTTCATAATGTTATATAATATAACTGTAGTCAAGAGAACTACAACAAATTATTAATTGATTTTGGAGGTATGACAAGATGTATATTGTCAAAGGTTTTAAGAAAAACAGTGGAGTTATCAAGGAAACTGGCAGAAAGTGGGAAAACTACACACTCTTTTGTCTTAAGGAAAGTAAGGACGAGAGTGTGACAGGATATGAAACACATATTGCTAAAGTGTCAACAAAGGTCTTGCAGGAAACTTTCCCTAACTCTGCGGCTATCATTGATAGCCATGTAAATATTAATTATGGCGTTCGTACTTTTGGCGGTGCTGAAAAGCTTGTTGTCGAAAGTATAGACATAATCAAGTAAGAAAGGAGTTTAAGAGTATGCCTATTACAGTTCTTACAGGTGAAACATCAACTATTACTTCTGGTGTTTCAACAATCACTGACCTTGTATCACAGGTTTGGACACTTATGACAAGCAATCCGCTTGTTATGGTCTTTGTAGGTGCATCACTCCTCGGTGTTGCAATCGGCGTTATCAGAAAGCTTACACATAAGTAAGCCGTATATCTCGCTTGTGCGGGGCGGTCAATCCGCTCCGCATTTTTATTTTAGAAAGGAGAAAAAATATGAAAACAAAACTTCGGCGGTTTGTGTCAATCCTCTCCGCCATGGTTCTTATGGTCTGCTGTGCCGTTCCTGCGTTTGCTGATGATATCGGCTCTTCTTACACTACATGGAATGATACCATTAAACAAAATGTTTTTTCGTGTATTCCTGAGAGTGATAAAACCGATTACTATACTGTTATTGCTGCCCCTAACGGCAGTGGTTTTACTTATACTATTATATTTTGTAAATCTGGCACTTCTGTTACGTACTTTGGCAGTAATCTTCATTGCTATGTATCAAAGGCTGATTATAATGCTTTTGCGTGTGTCTTAGTTACCTCAGAAAATAAACCTATCTATGACGATACTGCTACTCGTTGGTGGTCTGAAAATGACGATTACTACGACCACGATCCGTACGATTATTCAGGCGGTCAATACAAAGTTATATATAGTAATGTTCCTGTTTTAAAGTGGGAGGATAAGAAAACCCCTGTATGGGAAGACCCTAACGCTCCACCAGTTCCTTTTACTGTCGATTATTCCCCTGCTCTCTCTGAGGGCATGAGCCGCAAGGGAACTCTTGTCGCTCCTGGTGCAAGCAACAACGGACAGGAAATTGAAAGCAATGGGCTTAACGTTCGTGTCACATTGACGGACGAATTTATAAAACTCCGTGACAGCTATGACGAACTTAAAGATTATACATATGAATTTGTTTGTTATATCACTACTTCTCCCCCTGAAAAGTCGTCTTATGAAGAGAGCGTTAAAAACGCTGTTTATACCTCGTTGGACTATGGCAAATATATGTATACTACAAGCGGCGTTGTTGATGATGTTACGGACGATAACAAAGAGCCTACAGAATGGATAAAGGCAGAAGGCATAAATGCAGGTTACATTATTGGCAAGGGTGGCACGGTCAAGAATGTTACTATCAATCTTGAAAATCTTGATAGTTCACAGTTCACAGCCGATACAAAGCTTTATATCGTGGTATATGGTCGCTTAACCTCTCTTTCAGTTCCTACCCCTGATTACTTCGACCTTGACAATCAAGGCTATCTGTGCAATCAAGGTAGCTTAAACTCAAAGCAGATTGTTACAGTAAATGCCGACCCCGAAACAGGCGAGGGAATAGACGTTGTAATGCCTGATTACTATTGTGTAACGTCAACGGCGTTCAATTATAAGGACTATCCCGAATACAAGCCGAAAATATTCAAGAATGGTGCTGAAATGGATACAAATAAGCCGTTTACTGATTATCTTGATAAGAAGTTGACCCCTGATTTTATGTATGATTATGATATGGATAAAAAGGGCGAAAGCGGTCTTGCTCCTGACGATTTCAAGAAATATGAGGAACAAAAAAAGCTTGATAAAAATTTCGGTTCTGTCGATTTCGGACTTGACAGCATTAAATCAGTGTTTGACGGCTCGTCCGATTTCTTCAAGTTCTTAACCGCTAGTGTTGGCATTTTGCCTACAACGTTCTTAACTATCCTGATCTCTTTCTTTGTTGTCATGTTAGCAATTTGCGTTGTTAAATGGGTTTTGAAATAGGGGGTGCAAAATGGATTGGTTTTCACTTATGAAGTCGCTGTTTGTATCAATACAACACTTGATGTGCTTGCGTATTCGTTTCGGTGAATTTAGCTTTACAGTAGGTGCAATGATTATTGGATTGTTTGTTATATCCTGCTCTATTGCCCTGTTGCAGTATCTTTTCCACAATACATAAGGAGTTGTTAAAATGGTTGCAATATTAAAATTATTTGTCCTGTCACTGATAGTAATTCTTGCTATCAGTGCAGTTCTCGGCGTGGTGGCGTTCTTTATGGACTTGCACGCCTTTAAATCTGATAAAGACTTGTCGCTCCCTCGTAAACGGCTTATTGAAGCATTATACGAGGAACAGGAACTCAAAAAGAAAGCGGCTGAACAGCCGCAGGACACACCACAGAGCGACAAGCAAGAGCCTGAGAAAGAGGGGTGGTAAATGTGTTATATGATGTTCAAAACGCCTGCTATCAATTGCTAAAGCTTCTTGGCTGTGACCTCGCCGCCATTGATGTTATAAAGACGTGGAAACAGTTCGGCGTGTTGTGCTTGGAATTTGTCTTTGCCTGCATTATGCTGTTTCTGCTGTGGAAAATGCTATACAATGCTATGATACGATTTTTCAATCCTCGAAGGTGATAGCCGTGTGGACTATTCTTGCTTTGTACATTATTTCTGTTATACTTTATTTTATTTTTAATTGGGGTGATAAATAAATGGTTCTTTTCGATTACTTCGTACGCCTGCCGTCCTTGGCGGCTTATGTAGCTTATGATAAGGCTACAAGCCTTTATTTCAACTGGTCGCAAATATTCAACGGTTGGGGTATACACCTTTTTGTCGGCAAGTTCGGTGCAGGCAAAACCTCGCTTATGGTCGCACAAGCCTATGATTTGTGTGTGAAATACCCTCAGCTACACATATTAACTAATATCAATATCAAAAACTTTCCCGACTATACGGAGATACTCCCCTTGAACACTGCACAAGATATCCTCAACGCTCCTAAAAACACGCTTGTACTTATTGACGAGATAGGCACAATATTCAATAGCCGTGACTTTTCGGGCGGTAAATGTGCCGTTCCTAAACCGCTATTTCAGCATTTGTGCCAATGCCGTAAACGGCGTATGATGATATATGCAACAGTACAACGCTTCAACTTGCTTGACAAACAAATTAGAGATATTACCGCAGACGTGACCGCTTGCCATACGCATTTCAAACACCCATTTTGTCGTATACAGACAGGTTACACCTACGATATAGAGGAATACGAACTATACAGTGAAAACAAGGCGTATACGCCTGTTCAGATGTATAACCGCACATACTTACAGACAAATAAACGCCGTCAGCTCTATGATACATCACAGCTTGTCACGAATATGCTTTCAAAAGAGTATCTCAGTGATGAAGAAATACTCGCCAATCGTGAGGGAATAGAGCCTAACACACAGCCACTTGACCGAAAGCAGAAGAAATCTATTCGCAAGCGGAAAAATGCTTGGTAATGAAACAACTCGCAGTGGTTGCCGTGAGGCTCACTGCGAGTTGTTGTTGTCTTTGTTGTTAATCATCAGCAGATTGCTATTAACTGTGTTCTGCTGTATCTGTCTTAATAATTCCGTTTGTTTCTCTTCTTCTCGTCTTATCGCTTTGCTGTTTCCTGCTATTTCAAATATAGCACATATCAACAGTATCACAATGACTATTTTCACGATAAGTATAACAACGCTTATTGACGTCATAGCCTCCAACGCTGTGAATATTTCTTCCATACTCTCACCCCTCGTCCGTATGTGTTTTTATTACAATGTGGCTGTCCTCTGCTGATTTTATCTCATCAGTGATAACCTTTTTGAGATATCCCGCTTTTGACAAGCCTAACTCTTTTGCTCGGTCTTTTATCATTTGGTTAAAGCCCTTTGGTGCGTCAAACTGCACTTTCTCCAAATTTTCAGCGTCCCACTTTGCATTTGCTCGTTTTCGTGCGTCTGATACTGGCATTTCCTCACCTACTTTCATTAACTTAATTATACAACACTTTCATAAAGCTGTCAATATGTACTGTATCGAGTACATAAAATATTAATATAAGCAATACACTTTGTTTACTTGACTTTGTACTCAATCGGGTGTATACTTAATATAGACAAAAAGATAACTACGATTAAATCGGTGAATGACGACAGCCTGTAATGGAAAAGTCTCGAAAGGTAGGTAGTAGCCGTGAAAGTGAGCATAATAGGTAGCACTCTATTTTTAGAGTTTCGGCACTAAAGAAGCCACCGGGTAAGGACCTGTTTTTCTTATTGTCTATCTTTAATCAAATTTGAAAGGAGTGAGGATAATGCAGAACATGCCTACAGCTACAGAACTTGCGATAAAGTATGCAAAGCGTGAACAGCTTAGAATTATAATAGACAAGGCTCTGAATATTCATGCTGATTGCGAATATGAAGCTTTATCAAAGCTGATTAACAAACTTGAACAAATGCTTGAAGAAGCATAAAAAAATGTAGTCGGCAATCCGTGCTATGATACGTTTTTTTAACCCTCGGAGGTGATAACTATTTTTACTATTTTGTCTTTCCTCATTATTGGTGTTATACTTTATCTTCATTTTTATGATGGTGATGAATAATGATCCTTATTATTTCTGTTTTTTCTATCCGTGAAATCTATCAAGCGGACGGCTGGGGGTGAATTGTGGATTGTTGGAATTGTTGGAATGTTGGAAACAACAGCTTTCATGTTTTCAACATTTCAATGATTTCAATGATTCACAAGAGGGGAACGCCGTTCAAGATTCCCCCTTTTACTCTCCCTCTCGGCGTTCTGCTATACTCTCATGAAGTCGGGGTATAGTATTACCCCCGACTTCGTCACACGTCACAAAGTATTAAAAATAGCGTAAATACGCCGTTAATCTTGTGACCGATTTTGTTACAAACTTCGTCACAAAGGTGGTGATTAATTGTCTGAGTTCACTTGTAAATCAACGTTCTGCGTTATAAACAATCCTCGTTACGATATCACATACAAACACAATGAAGAGGGTGATATAATCAAAGACGAGAACGGCAAAGCGGTTATATTAAAGCAAGAGCCTACGGAGTATCATTCATTGACAGAACAGCAGATATGTGATGATGTTCTTAATAAGTGGGTCGGTGATGATGATAAGCGAACAGGAGCGGTTTTATTCTGTGTGTCCGCCCTCGGTCTTGAACACTTACATTGTGTGTTTGAGAGTGAAAAGACGTTCCGTCCGCTGTCTGCTTTGAAAAAGCTTTTTCCTAAAGTACATATTGAGATAACCAAAGGAAACAAAAAGCAAGTCGAGGATTATATAAACAAGGTCGGCAAGTTCGAGGAAAAGGGCGAAAAGATAATCGCAAAATCGCAGGTTGGTGAGATAAAAGGCTGTCAAGGCAAGCGTAATGATTTGATTTCTATGTCTGATATCCGTGACTTGATTTACAGCGGACAAACTCCGAACGATATTTATCGACATTTTCCGCAGGCTATCAAGTCCAAAACTGCAACAGAAGAACTATTCTATTTGTATCGTAAGGACAACACACCGCCTGAACGTGATGTTAAAGTGCATTGGCTGTTTGGTGGTACAGGGTGCGGAAAATCGTACACATACATTGAACTATGTGAGAAGCATGGAGATGTAAATATTTATCGTGTTACCGACTATGACCACCCTTTTGACGGCTACCAAGGAGAGTCGATATTAATACTTGACGAGTTTCGAGGGCGTATCTCATACAGTTATTTGCTCACTCTGATTGACAAATACCGTTCTCAGGTATCTGCACGATATAGCAATAAAATGACGTTATGGACGGAAGTATATATAACTTCTCCGTTCCTGCCTACTGAACTATATCAGAAAACCGCTGAACGTAATGACGGCATAGACAAGCTTGAACAGCTTACACGCCGCATAGATGATATTGTATATTGTTTTAAATACACGGCTGAGGACAACAGCGGTACATTTTATTGTAAATACAACGTTGATTTTGACCTGCATTGTGATAGTCACGCTATCCGTGAACAGTGTTCACACGTTCGTCACGAGGTTTCACAAATGGGATTGTTCACACTTATGGACGGCTTAACGTCAAAATTTGTTGAAAATAAAAACAAAAATATCGGCTGATTTTACAAAGCCGACAACATATATTATAATCTTTTCAGGAGGTACACCATGAAGCAAAAAGAAATTTGCAAGGAAGAAATCAACCTGTTCTATTTGTGGCTTTGTGGCACGATAGGCAAGGAGAAAGGAGAGGATAAAAGGATTGTGTATCTGTGTTGCCCTGCTGAGCGTGATACGCTCCTCAGAACGTTTCTTGAAGAATACAACGCACAGCACCGCTACAGTGCATTTAAAAAGGCGTTCAAGCCTACCACACGCATTATTACAACAAAAAGAGTGTAGCCATTATAAGCCCATGTACGCCAATACATGGAATGACTACACCCAAATAACACCCACGCAAAAGGAGTTATTACCATGAAATTTAAAGAATTTTATTACAAGGACTTTCGCCCCTCTTATTTAGAGGGCGTTGTCCGTTACCCTGAGCAAACCGATTATGTAATTGAGCAGAATTGCAAGCCGATTAACGGCAAGGAACTTTCAGAAATCGGTCTTTCTGACCTCAATAATCTTATCAAGATATGTGATGATACATATTGCATTGACAGAGTGAAAAAACTCCGCAGTGTTCTTAAGCGTATCATGAGATACGCTTACGCTTGTCGTTACACTCCCATTGACCTTTCAGCATTTGAATTAAGACGTTGTAGAAAACGCCCTGAAACAGTGCAACAGCTATCATTTACGGCAGAGCAAGCCGCCTTTCTGACTTCGGGCGATAGCACTATTATGAAAATGTTCCGTTTTGAGTGCTTGACCGGTCTACGCCGTGAAGAAATACTCGCCCTACGTTGGGAAAACGTTGATTTAAAGGCTCGCCGTATCTTCGTTTGTCAAACTGTTGTTGTTTTAAAAGGCTGTGCAAGGCTCGTGAATGATACCAAAAACCACAAGTTTCGTTATGTTGAACTTAACGAAAGTGCTTACATGCTTTTGCTTTCCGTTCCTCAGACTTGTGATTTTGTGTTTGGCAATCCACGTTCAAAGAACTTTCTCAGCCCTCGCCGTTACCACGAGGAATATAACACTATGTTCATTCGTAAGAATGAGGAATGGAAAAAGACACATTCCGAGGGTTTACCACACCTTACTCCTCACAAATTCCGTCACACTTTCGCAAGCTTGCTGACCGCTAACGGAACGGATGTCAAGACAGTTGCTGACTTACTCGGTCACACAAAGCTTGACACTACTAATATTTATCTGCACTCTTATGATGATTTACGCCGTCAGGCGGTCGATAAGATACAATTAGATAATTAA